GAAGAAGGTATTGCTTATGCAACTGCATGGAAGCATAAGAATAAAAAGAAAAACGAAGAAGTTCAACTGGAAGCAAAGAAATGTGGTAAAGGAGAATACTTCTGTAATGATGAGCAAAAATGTAAACCCATACCAAAGGGTTATCATGTGATGCCTGATGGAATGTTGATGAAAGGTGAGACACATAAAGAGTCTGCATGGCAACGTAAAGAAGGCAAGAACAAATCTGGTGGTCTAAACGAGAAAGGAAGGAAGTCTTACGAACGTGAGAATCCTGGTTCAGATCTCAAAGCACCATCAAAGAAAAAAGGAAACAAGCGAAGAGCAAGTTTCTGTGCTAGAATGAAAGGCATGAAGAAGAAACTTACTTCCAAAAAGACTGCATCTGATCCAGATAGTAGAATAAACAAATCCCTTAGAGCTTGGAACTGTTAATTATGAAAACTAGAATTCAAGAAATAGAATCAGAACTCCGTGTGGTAGAGGCATTTCGAGATGTTGGGCGTGCCCAGATCTTGAAATCCATGCTACAATACGAACTAAAGAAGGAGGAGTTCATCCATGAGCGAAGTTCCAGAGGATCGGTTGGATCTTGATTGGATTGATTACGAAGGAGTAATCGGTTACGATCAACTTGAAAAACAATTTACGCTTCAGATAAATCATCATCTGTATTGGTTTGACACCAAACAGGAAGCGGAGAGATTTTTAGTATCACATGCCAACTAATAATTCAGATTTTTACTTAGGTAATCCCAATCTAAAAAGGGTCGGGACAGATATAAATTTTACCCAAGAGCAAATACAGGAATACCTCAAGTGTAAAGAGGATCCTGTATATTTTGCTATGAACTATATTAAGATCATCTCACTTGATGAAGGTATAGTTCCATTTAAGATGTGGGATTTTCAACAAGATTTGATTGAGAGTTTTCATAATCATAGATTCAATATAGCAAAACTACCTCGACAGACTGGTAAGTCTACTACCTGTGTGTCATACCTACTTCACTATGTTCTTTTCAATGACAATGTTAACGTTGGTATTCTTGCAAACAAATTATCCACTGCTAGGGATTTGCTTGGAAGATTACAGTTAGCATATGAACAATTACCTATGTGGATGCAGCAAGGTATAATTACATATAACAAAGGTAGTATGGAGTTAGAGAATGGATCAAAGATTCTCGCTGCATCTACTTCAGCATCTGCTGTCCGTGGTATGTCGTTTAACATCATCTTCCTCGATGAGTTTGCGTTTATACCTAACCATATTGCGGAGCAATTCTTTAGTTCCGTTTATCCTACTATTACTTCTGGTACAAAAACCAAAGTCATCATTATTTCTACCCCCAACGGAATGAATCATTTCTACAAGTTATGGGTAGATGCACAGAAAGGTAGGAATGGATATGCATGGTCTGAAGTTCACTGGTCTAAAGTACCAGGTAGAGATGCAGCATGGAAAGAAACAACTATTGCAAACACGTCAGTCAGACAGTTCACTCAAGAGTTTGACTGTGAGTTCCTTGGGTCTGTTGATACATTGATAGCAGCATCTAAGTTAAGAACGCTGACTTATGATGATATAATGACTAGCAATGCAGGTCTTGACATATATGAAAATCCTATTGACAATCACGATTACATTATATGTGTAGACGTATCTCGTGGTCTTGCACAGGATTACTCTGCCTTTGTGGTAATTGATATTTCTAAAGCACCGTGGAAACTAGTAGCAAAATATAGGAGTAATGAGATACGACCCATGCTACTACCAAACGTTATCTACAATGTAGCAAACAATTATAATAAAGCACACGTATTAATAGAGGTAAATGATATAGGAGAAGCAGTTGCATCACAACTCTTCTATGATGTGGAGTATGAAAACGTATTGATGTGTGCAATGAGAGGGCGGGCAGGTCAGATAGTTGGACAAGGTTTCTCAGGTAACAAGACACAGATGGGTGTCAAGATGAGCAAGACTGTCAAAGCACAAGGATGCTCTAACCTCAAGACACTGATAGAGGATGATAAATTAATTGTTAAGGATTATAACATAGTTGCTGAGTTAACTACCTTCATCCAGAACAAACAATCCTTTGAAGCTGATGAAGGATATAATGATGACCTTGTTATGTGTCTCGTTATATTTGCATGGTTAGTACAGCAAGAGTACTTTAAAGAGATGACGGATCAAGATATTCGTCGAAGAATATATGAAGAGCAGAAGAATCAGATAGAACAAGACATGGCTCCATTCGGTTTCATTGATGATGGACTAGAGGATGACAGGATTCAAGACAGTGAGGGAAATGTCTGGACTATTGATATGAATGAAAAAGAATATGCCTTAGATGAGTATGGTGATAGGTCATACATGTGGGACTATCGCTGAAGAAGCTCTGATTTCTAAATAACTATAGACAAAAATTGATTTATCATCAGGAGTACACGCATGGCTAGCACGCTTCTATCGCCAGGAGTTGAGATCCAAGAAAGAGATCTGACCCTTGGATCGAATGAGACGGTTGAGGTAAACGTAGGTGCAATAGCAGGACCATTTTCTAAAGGACCAGTTCTTACACCCGTTCGCATATCTACAGAATCTCAATTAATTGAAACATTCGGTGAACCCACAGACACAAACGCAGAGAGCTGGTGGACAGCAGCAAGTTTCCTATCATACGGTGGAGTGCTTGACGTAGTTCGTTGTGCAACATCTGGACAACTAACAGCATCTGATGATGGAGTTACATCTCCATACACACTTGCTATCAATACTAAAGAAGAGTATGAAGCAACATATTACTCTGCTACAGCAAACCCATTTAAGTTTGCAGCAAGAAACGTAGGTGCTGAAGCAAATGCGATTAGAGTTGCAGTAATAGACAAAGGTGCAGACATTCAGTTAACACTCGACGGTGCATTAACAACTTCAACAGTTGGTACACAAGTACAGAACACAGCAGGTACTAAGTCTGGATACATCTATGCGTGGGATGGATCAAGCAATAAAGTTTCACTGATTACTTCTGATACTTGGACGACATCTGATATCGTTGAGAACGGTGTTAGTGATTTAAACATCACACTTGTTACTGAGTGGTATACTCAACAGCAAGTATATCCAGGTTTACCTTGGTCATCCATTGCTCCTAGACCAGGCACTTCTCCTTACGTTGCAGCACGTGGTGGTGCAAACGATGAAATGCACATTGCAGTTTATGATGCAACTGGAGGAATTAGTGGTCAACCAAATACTTTACTTGAGAAGTTCTCATATGTTTCTAAAGCAAACAATAGTAAGACTGGACAAGGAAGTGGTAACTACTACCCACAAATAATTCTTGATCAATCTAATTACATCTACTGGGGTTCACATGAAACTGCAGTATATGATGTAAGTGCTAACCAGTCAGCTACTGGTGGTAACATTGCAGGTTCCAATAACGTTGGTTCACCTAGCACAGAAACATTCGATTTATTTGGAGCACCTACAGAGTACACCTTCGCCAAAGGTGCTGAATCAACATCAGGTGCAACCTCAGCAGAGGTCATCACTGCTCTTCAAGAGTTTGCTGATCCTGAAACTTTGATGGTTGATTATATCCTCATGGGTCCTGGTGATGCTGCAAGTAAAGGAAACACACAATCTGTTGCTTCTGCAATTCTAACAATTGCATCTAACAGAAAAGACTGTGTTGCTTTCTGCTCACCATATAGAGGAGACGTTGTTGGAGTAACTAACTCTGCAACACAAACACAAAACGTAATTGACTTCTTCAGTCCATTGCAAGCAACATCATTCGGTGTGTTTGACAATACATGGAAGTATGTTTACGACAGATTTGCTGACAAGTACAGATACGTTCCATGTAACGGAGACGTTGCAGGTTTATGTGCTGCTACTACTGCAAACGGTTTACCTTGGTTCTCACCAGCAGGTTTGAACAGAGGTGCAATTAGGAATGCTGTTAAACTAGCATACTCTCCTACAAAAACCGAAAGAGATTCATTATATCAGAAGAGAATCAATCCAATCACCAGTTTACCTGGTCAAGGCATAGTCCTCTTCGGTGACAAAACAGCTCTCGCTTCACCATCTGCATTTGATCGCATCAACGTTCGTCGTCTTTTCAATGTGATAGAAAAGACAATTGGCAACGCTGCGAAGGGAGTACTTTTTGAACTCAATGACGAATTCACAAGAAACAACTTTAAGAATGTTGTTGAACCATACCTTAGAGGTGTACAAGCCGAAAGAGGTATCACAGACTTCTTAGTTATATGTGATGACACCAATAACACTGGTGCAGTCATTGACGCGAACGAATTTAAAGCAGACTTCTTTATTAAGCCTGCACGTTCAATCAACTTTATCACACTGACTTTCATAGCAACACGTACTGGCGTTAGCTTTGATGAAGTCGTCCCTCGCAGATAATTAACGGAGCAATTTAACAATGGCAACCCCACTAGGTATTCTAGAATTCCAGAAAGCAATTAGAGGCGGTGTACGTCCTAACCTTTTCTCGGTATATCACACTTGGCCACAAGGTACAGGTCTTTCAGAACCCATCGTTGATGGAGTAGCAGGTTCAAAAGGAGCTGCTGTAACTTACATGTGTAAGTCTGCTGCATTGCCAGCAACAAACGTTGGAACTGTTGAACTTCCTTTTAGAGGAAGAGTTATCAAAGTTCCTGGCGATAGAACTTATGAAACATGGACAGGTACATTCTACATGGATGATGCATTTGCATTAAGAAGTGCATACGAAAAATGGATCGAGTTAACTAACGGTGTAGATAAAAACACAGCATCAGCTGACATCGTAGAAACATGGGTAGACATCCAAGTCACACAACTTGATAAGTTTGGTGGTTCAGGTGCTGCTGATGGAAAACTAAAGGAACTTAGACAGTACAATCTGATCTCTGCATTCCCAGTTAGTGTATCTCAAGTATCACTTGCATATGACAACAACGATTCATACGAAGAGTTTGATGTTGAATTTGCATATCAGTACCATACAAGTTCAGGTGGAAACAACAAAAATAACGTTGTAGAACTCACATAAATAGTCAGGTAAAGAAACCCAAATATTATGGCAGAGTTATTCGGTTTCTCGTTTAAGAAGAAAGCTGTACAGGAGCGTGCCCCGTCTCCTATACAACCTTCTAGCGAGGACGGAGCTACTAGTTATATTGCAGGAGGTTACTACGGTCAGTATCTAGACCTAGACGGTAACTTCAAAACTGAGTATGACATGGTGAAGAAGTATCGAGAGATGGCAATGCATCCAGAGGTGGATTCAGCTATCGAAGATATTTTACATGAAGCAATAGTTGCTGATCAAAACGATAGTCCCGTAGAAATTAACCTTGACAACCTCGATGTGAGTGAGAGTGTCAAAGGAATGATACGTGAAGAGTTTGATTATATAAAAAATTTATTTGGATTTGATTCAAAAGCCCATGAGATGTTCCGCAGATGGTACATTGATGGGCGTTTGTATTATCATAAGGTAATTGATTTAGACAATCCCGCAGACGGAATTAAAGAAGTAAGATATATTGATCCATCTAAGATTAAGAAAGTAAGGCAGATAACTAAACCTAAGACTGCTGATGAATTTATGAAGTATGACTTTGGATCTTCCGAGGAATACTTCGTATACAATCCAAAGGGATTGAACAACACTTCAGCAAATAGTGGTATAAAAATAGCGAAAGATGCTATCACTTATGTGACAAGTGGTATAAT